TGCCCTACCTGATGAACGCCAGCCTCGCCGGCAGCTCGTCGGGTGCGGCCGTCCCGATCTTCGTGCCAATGGGTGGCTTCACGCAGCGCCCGTTCGACATGATCCTGGGGCGCCCGGCGTACCCGTCTGAGATGTGCTCGGCCGTTGGTACCCCTGGCGACATCCTCGCCATCGCGCCCTCGCAGTACCACCTGGGCGAGAAAGGCGGCGTGCAGACGGCACAGTCGATCCACGTCCGTTTCCTGAACGACGAACTCACTCTGCGGTGGATCTACCGCGTGGACGGCGCGTCAGTGTGGCGCACGGCCGTCACCCCGTTCAAGGGCGCGGTCGCTCGTTCCCCGTGGGTCGCCCTCGGCACCCGCTCGTAACCCTCACCGTTCTGGCGGGGCCAATCCGGCCCCGCCTCCCACCGCATAAGGAGAACTGGATATGGCTAGCAACTGGTCGCTCGCGCAGGAGGCGTCGCTCGTTACCGCGATGGCCCCGGCGACCGACGCGGCAGGGCGGACGGGGGCCTACGTCACGCTCAAGAACGCGCACAAGGCGTTCCTCGTGTTTCACATCCACCAGGGCAACGCCGCCACGATCGCGCTGTCCGTGGAGCAGGCTACGGCTGTCGCCGGCACCAGCGCGAAAGCGTTGTCGGTCGTGCGCTGGTGGGCCTGCATCAACGAATCATCGTCGGACGTGCTCGTCCGCCAGACCGATGGCGCGAGCTACACGACCGACGCGGGAACGCAGGACAAGATCGTCGTGGCCGAAATCGACCCCGGCGATCTGGACATGGCGAATAACTTCATCACGATCGCCCCGGTGACGGGCGCGTCGAACGTTGGCAACCTGACGTCCTGCATCGCGATGCTGACTCCGATGCGCTACGCCGCGGATCAGCCGCCCACCGCGATCGCGAACTAACACGATCCGATGGCTGTCGTCGAGAACCTCGATGTTAACACCGCTGATTTCGACGTCCCGGTCACATGGGCCGGGGCGCCGAGCGGCGCGAAAGCCATCGTCGGCCGCCACGACAAGCACGTGCTCGGCGAGGACGGCGTTGCGTACGTCATCGGGAACGTGTTCGGTGCGTACATGAAGACCTCACTCGCAGACACGCTGGGGATGGGAACTGCGCTCACAGTGAGCAGCGGTCCCTATGCGGGCTCGTATACCGCCCGCAGTTCAAACGCGGAAGCAGACGGCGCGTATTCGGTGGTCGAACTCAGGAGCGCGACATGAGCGGCGTGTCGATTGTCAGTCAGATCGTCGCGTTCGCCTCGGCGGCGCTCTTGGCCGGGACTCCCCCCGCCGGGCTCACCGTCAATCGCTTCCGCACCTACCCGTACCGGAAATCCAACCTCCCCGCGATGTCGGTCTATCCGCTCGATGACGAGCAGATCGAGCGCGTGGGGACGGACACTGCACCACTGAGCGAGCGGCACTTCCACTTCCGCGTCGCGTGCTACGATAGGGGCGATCCCATCGATCTCGCCTTAGACCCGCTCTACGTCTGGGCGATCCAAACGCTCATGGCGGATCAGACCTTCGGGGGCCTTCTCGAGAGCCTCCAACACATGAAATCGCATTGGCGCGTGGACGATGAGGACGAGGTGTACGGCGCGGTGGGCCTCGACTTCGCGGCGCGTCTGATGGTCGTCGCCGCCAACCCCACCGCTACCTACTAACCAATCCCCGAGGATCAGCACAGACCATGACATACACCGGCCCCGCCCTACTCTCGCCGAGCAACAGGCAGACCCAGACCCCTCGCGGGATCGCGATCTTCTACCCGTTTGTCAACGGCGTGGAATCGATCGGCGGTTTCCACCTGGGGAACCTGGACGCAGTCGACTTCGACCCGAAGATCGAAACCGACATCGTCAAGAACATGATGGGCGGCATCGCCTCGCCGTATGCCCGCGCCGCGACCTACGCGGAGATGGAGCTCAACATCACCGGCACGGAGTTCTCGGCGAACAACCGAGCGCTCTTCACCTCCGGTACCTTCGTCGCCTTCTCGCAGACGGGCGCGACGGCCACAGCCGAGCCGGTCTCGGCCAGCGCGGTGCTGGGCGGCTATTACCAGCTCGCGCATCGCAACATCACCGCGCTCACCGATATCAAGGCCGCCTCGACGGCGCTGGTCGCGAACGTGCCAGGCACGCCCGGTGACTACAACGTCATCGATCTCAACTCGGGCGTGATTCAGTTGCTACAGACTCCGGTCACGGGCGCGCTCGTCACTGGTGCGGCGATCACGGCAGATTACACCTACGGCACGGTCGCACTCGACTCCGTGTCGCCGCTCACGACCCCGTTCTACGAGGGGCGGCTCCGGCTGATCCAGAACAACGCGTACGGCATCTCCCGGCAGATCGACGTCTGGTACGCGTCGTTTGTGGCGAAAAAGGGTGGCGCGCTCATCAGCGAGAAGCACGCGACCTGGGAGGCGTCGGCGCTCATGTACAACGATTTCCAGGCGACCGGCGGTGCGCACGGCGGGACGGCAGTCTATCCGTACCTCCGCGATCTCAACATCACCCCGACCTGATTCCTGATGCGGGCGGGGATGGCCTTCGGGCTGTCCCCGTTCGCCGCGGGATCGCGCTATGGCAACACGGATCACCATCGGGGACGCGGTGTTCGAGCCCGTCCCCACCGCAGAAGCATCGGCCGACAATGTCGGCTTTATGATCTCCGAATTGCGGAAGGCGGGCATCGCCTCGCTGGACCGCTATACGGGGATCGCCAACGACGACGTGCGGAACGTCTCGCTCGTCGCCGACATCTACGACTCGGGCCACCTCTTCACGTTGCTCGCCGGGCTCTATCGCCGCGCGGGCGAGCCGTGGAAGCGGGATCAAGTCGAGGCCAACGCGAGCGTCTTCAGCGAAGCGAAGGGCGTCGGCGTGTTCGCCACGTTTCTCTCTGCGGTCGGAGAGGCGCTCGCGGATTTTTTCGTGAGCGGGGGCAGCTCTTCGCCGACTTCGCCGACTGCTTCGCCCCAGCCGACGACGACAGCGGCCCCGCGCAATACATCGGCGCCCCGAGCTACGACTACGGCGAATGGAACGGCGTCATCCGGGACGTCGCCGGGTCCGACGCCGATCGCATCCGCGCCGTCGCGCAATGGCCGCTCCGCGAAACGCTCCTCGCGTTCCGCGAGTACCTCGGGCGCGAACGCATAGCGCAGTACTGGCGGCTCATGGGGATCTGGGCCGCGTGCGGGGGAGACGAGAAGAGTATGCCGAAGTTGCCGAAGGAACTCGAAGACGACTAACTGAAGGGATGGAGTGAGCGATGGCTGGCGCGGTCAACGTCCAAGTCACGATCGATGCGAAGGACAATGGCGCCGCCGCCCAACTGCTCGCGCTCAAGCAGGCCGCGGGGCAACTCGGCGTCGCGTTCAATGTCGCCACGGCATCGAGTGCCAAGCTGGGTGCGAGCGGCAAGGGGCTCGGCCGCGACTTCTCCGGTGCGTTCGCCGGGGCGATCGAAGGCGCGACCGGCCTCCGCACGGTGCTCGCCCAGGTGGCGATCGGCTACGAGGCGATCCACGCGGCGCGGGCCTTTCTCACGGAAGGGTTCACCGCGACGAGCGGATTAGAGCAAGCGCGGCTCGGCATCGGCGCGGAGGTCGCGGCCTCCTCGACGATCACCGATCCCTCTGGCAAGGCGATCGAAGGGCAAGAGAAACTCGCGCTCGCCACCGCACTCGCCGACACGGAGATGCGGGGGCTCCAGGCTGATGCCGCGCGCGTCGGCATCGAAGCCACGGCGCTGGCCGGGATCTTCACCAAGGCCGTGGCGCCCGCCATTCGGGGAAGCAGCACCGATGTCGCGACGACGCTGGCCAACCTTCGGAGCGAGACCACGCAACTCGCGGTCCTCGCGCGGGAGTTGGGCATCCCGTACGAGCAGGTCGAATCGACCCTGCTCCAAATCCTGAACGGCCACGCGCAGCAGCGGAACCAACTCGTCGCGATCCTCGGGCTCACGCAGGCCGATCTCAAGGCGGCCAAAGAGCGGAACGACATCCAGGGGTTGCTCAACAGCCGGCTCGCCGCCTACAAGCCGCAGGACGCCAGCACGAACCTCCGGGGGATCGAAGGGCAGTTCAAGGAATCGCTCGAGCGCGGGGCGGAAGATGCGGTGGCGCCGATCGTCACCGTCATCGAGCAGAAGATCGGCCCCGCGTTCTCCAAGCTCGACCTCTCGGGATTGACCCGCGCCATCCAGGCGATCACCACGCAGGTGGGCACCGTCTTCGGGCAGATGTTCGACGAGGCCGTGAAAGGCGCACAGGCGCTCGCCGGGTGGCTGGACCAAAACCGCGACAAGGTACAGGCGGTCGTCGCGGATGCGGTCGCGCTGGCGTCGCAGGTCGGGACGGCGCTGGGCGCCGCGATCAAGCTGGCGGCGGCGTTCGTGCAGGTCGGACTCTCCAGCGGGATCATCGGCGGGGCCGTGCGCGCGATGGCGGACCTCCTGACGCTGGCCGCCAAGTTCGCACCGGAGATCGCGGCGGCGTTCGCGATCGAGAAGATCGTCGGATACACGGTCGCGCTCAACAAGATGACGGGCGCGGCGATCGGCGTGGCGACCCGGATTGGCGGCTTTGTCACATCGCTCAACGCGGCTGGCGTCGCTGCGGGTGCGGCGGCGGTGGGAGTGGGCGCCACCGAAGCCGCTGCGGCTGGTGCCGTAGCCCCGCTCACGGCAGCGGGAGTCGCGGCGGGGGTCGCAGCCGGTGGCTTCCTCACGCTCACGGTGGCGCTCACAGGCATCGGCCTCATCCTCGCGGGCATCGGGCTCGCGTGGGAAGTGCATCGGCAGAATGTCGCCCGCGCCCGCGCCGAGCAGGAAGCGGCAAACCAGGCGCTCGGGGAGTCGATTCGGCTGGCGCCAGAGTTGATCGCGCAACTCGCAACCGAGGAAGCGGCGGCGAAGGCGGCCACGGCCGGCACGACGGCCCGCAAGGAGGCCGAGGAGGCCGTCGCCGCGACGAAGGCCAAGCTGATCGCGCTGTCGCCCTCCTACGCTGGCGCCATCAACGACGAGACCTCGTCCATCGAGGGGCAGACCGCCGCGCTCCAGAAGCTCCTCGCCGCGCAGCAGGAGCAGGCCGCCAGCCAGGTGCGGATCGCGGAGCAGCGGGTCGTCGATGTCGAATCGCGGCTCTCGCAGACGCAGCACGCGGTCGATCACCCGGGAGAGGTCGGGGGCGGCGACGAGGGCGCGCTGGCGTCCACGATCCCGGATCTCCAGGAGGAGAAGCAGAAGGCGCTCGACGACCTCAAGAAAGCGCAGACGGCACTCGCCCCCGCAGCCGCCCCGCTTCCCGGGCAGGCGGATGTCATCAAGCAGATGGCCGCCGACACCGCGGAAGTGAAACGCCAGCACGCCGCGGGCCTCCTCGACGAGAAGCACTATCAGGACGCGCTCGCGCAAATCCAGTTCGACGGGCTCGAAAAGCAAATCGCCGTCAGACAGAAGGCGATGGAGCTGGAGTCGGACCCCTTCCGCCGCAAGCAGGAGCAGGACCAGATCACCGCCCTCCGCCAGCAGCAGGCGGGGACGGCGACGTTCACCCGCGCGCCGCAGGAGGCCGCGCCGGGCAAGGGCCGCAAGGAGGATGGGCAACGCGAGGCGGACGCCGCCGCCCAGCGATCCATCATCGCCGAGCAGATGCGGCTCGACAAGCAGGACACCGAGGATCTCTACAAGCAGAAGCTCCTCACGGCCGAGCAGTACTACACGAAGCTCGCGGCGATCGAATACGACGGCCTCCAGAAAGAAGTCGCGATTGACGAGCAGCTCCTGCAAACGGAGACCGACCCGAAGAAACGCACCGAGTTGCTGGCGCAGATCACGAACCTGAACGCCCAGGCGCTCGAGGCCACGAAGCACACGACGGCGCTGGAGATCGAAGCCCTCGACGAGCTCCAGAAGAAGCGCATCGAGACGGCCCGTACGTCGATCAGCGATCAGGCGACGGCGACCCGCGATACCCTCTCGGCTCGCGTTCAAGACGTGCACGCCGAGGTTGACGTCGGCACGATCACGAAGGCGCAAGGCGCGCAGCAGCTCGCGGCGGCCTACGCGACGGCGCTGACCAACCTCCGGGCGTTGATCGTGGCGCAAGCGCGGTTGGCGGCGCAGGATCAGGACCCGAGGGATTTCGCCAAACTCGCGGAACTGTCGAAGGATTTCAGCCAGATCACGCTCGAAGCGCAGAAGGCCCGCGACGCCAGCAACGAGTTCGCGAAGGATCTTGGCGACGCCTTCGAGCGGAGTTTCGATCAAATGCTGGGCGGCGGCCTCGATAAGATGCGCAGCTTCTCCGCCGCCATTCGTGAGATGGCGCTCGGGATCGCGAAGGATCTCCAGCGGGCCTTTGCGCAATCGCTCGGAAAAGACATCAAGGCGGGCGTCGAGCATCTCCTGAGCACGAAGCCCCCGGCGCCCCCCGGAGACGGCACATCGTTCTCGCCGCCAGCCGCCGCGCGAGCGGTCGCAGCCGGAAGCGGCGCCCAACTCGGCGCTGCGGGCGATCAGCTCTCGGCGTCGGCCGTTGAAATGAAATCGGCTGCGGCATTATGGGCCGAAGTCGCTGCGGCGTTCGCGAAGATCGGGGTTCCGGTTGGCCCCAACCCGTTCGTCGCCCCCGCCTCCGCAGGCGCGCAGCGCGGGAACGCCACACAGTCGGGCGCGGGCGCTTCTCCGCCGTCTTCCCTTGCACTCCCCGGCGTGGCGACCGCTCCCGACCTCGGGACGCTAGGCGGGGACGCCGGGGTGCCCCCCATCACTGCGGACGTGCCGGGCGCGGGCACGCCGGGCGGCCCACTACCAGGCGCCCCGTCGCCAAGTGGCATCGCCGGCAGCGTGCTGTCGGTCCTCGGCCCGCTCGCGGGCGGCCATGCGCCCTCTGCGGCGGGCGTGATCTCGAGCGTGGCGCCCATCGCGAAGGACATCATCGGGGGCGCCCCATCTGGCGGCGGGGGAGCGGCCGCGGGCGGAAGCGCGGCGCTCGCCGCCGCCGCAGCGGCCATCCGCAGTGCGGCCTCGCAACTCGCCAGCTCCGCGTCTCAGCTCGGCTCGGCCGCCCAGCAGCTCATTCAGGCCGCGTCGGCGCTCTCCAGCGCTGGAGGGTCGGCCGGCGGGTCCGGTGAGAGCGGCGGTGGCGGTGGCCTGATCGGAAGCATTCTGGGTTCAACCGGTGGGGGCGGCGACGCGGGCGCGGCGGCTGCTGCTGCGCAGGGCGGCCACGTCACCCAGCGAGGGGTCTTGCGCCTCTGGCGGGGCGGGGCGGCTGAGGCCCCGGCCGACCATTCCCATCGGCGCGAGATGTTCTCACCGGCGCTTCGCGCGGCTGCGGGAATGCTCGCCCTTGCCGCGGGCGGCCACGTGTGGGGCGCCGGGACAGCGACCAGCGATTCGATCCCCGCCATGCTCTCGAAGGGCGAGTACGTGGTCAATGCGGCCTCGGTGCAGAAGATCGGCGTCCCGGCCCTCCACGCGATCAACGCGAGCCGCTTCACCAGCGAATCGCACAACACGATCCGGCATTTCGCGAGCGGTGGCCTGGTCTCGGGCGGCGGCGGGAATCAGGCCCGGGGCAGCGAACGCCACGAGGTCAACATCAACCTCGCGCCGGGCCTCGTCGCGGAGCACATGCAATCGCCAGCGGGGCGCGACGCGATGGTCAACGTCGTCACGAAGAACAGGAGCAGCATGAAAGCGGGGCTGGGCATCGGATGACGCCCCCCGCCGTTCTCTTCTCCCCGCGGATTCACTGGGACGGGCCGACGTATTGGCGCGAATCGCTGGCGTGGCTCACCGACGTCCAGACGGCCGACAACGACTCAGAGGTGCGGGTCGGGCTACGGTCCAAGCCGCGGCGCACGATCGAATACACCGCCAAGGCCCTCACCGCGCGGGAGGCGGCGCTGCTGGGCAACCTCGTGTGGGGGAACCAGCCGACGTTGCTGGGCATCCCGGTGTGGGCGGATGTCTGCACCCTCACCGCCCCGCTCACGATTGGCGCCGTGGCGGCCACGCTGGACACGACCTACGGCGGGATCGTGGACCGCGAGTTCGTGGCCGCGGGCTTCGTCGGATTCTGGAGCGATCCCTTCACCTGGGAGATCCAGACTTTGAGCGGGCTGACGCCGCCCGGCTCTATCTCGATGAGCGCCACGACAAAGGCGTGGGCCGCCGGGACGGCGGTGTTCCCGGTGACGGTTGGCACCCTCAATTCCGTCGAGCAGCAACGGCGGAAGAGCGGCGCCATCAACGAGATCGCCATCGTCGCCGCGTGCGATGTGCTGGCCGATACCGCGATGACCGCCGCCGCGACGTGGAGCGGCCCGTCGTTCAACGGGTCCGACTGCCTGAGCGCGCCTTTTCACAACTGGACGGAGCAGCCGGCGTCGCTCTACCACCGGACGATGCTCCTCGAGGACTCCATCACCGGGGTCTTCGGCTACTACAACCCGAACGCCGCGCCCGTCCCGGTCCGCGATTTCCTCTGGACCAATCTCACGCGGCCGGCCATCGCGCAGCTCAAGGGCTTTCTCGCCAACCGGCTCGGGCGCTACAGCGCGTTCTACTGCCCGACCTGGGTGCAGGATTTTGTACTGTCGTCGCCGGTCCTCACGACCGACACGACGCTCACGGTCGAAAGCTGCGGCTATTCGGCCTACGTGTTCCCCGCCGATGCGGTGCGGCGGACGCTCGTGCTGAT